GATCGCACCGCTACAGGATGCGGTAGATTTAGATATGGCGAGTGAGGCGGAGTGTGCTCTGTTAGACGAATGGAAACGATATCGGATCATGCTAAGCCGCTTGGACTTTTCAGATGTCCTTAAGATTAACTGGCCAGCAGTACCCCATGATTAAGAGACAGACCCGTATTCACGGGTCTTTTTGTTTCAGAATTTTGACGGACGTTGATGTCTAAGGTGCCAGTGACGTAAAGGTTACCGGCGAACCGACCAAGAGGACAAGTAATACTATACTTCCAATGGTTATTGCGGCAGCTAAGCCATTATTCATATGTGTTTCCCCCGGTGTCATTTTGTCAGTGTGCCTACGAACTCTAAGGCGGTTCGATAAAGCATAAACTGGTTATTATCTGGTGTTTTTTCCATCCCTTTAACTATATGAGAAAGGATGTTTGTAGTGTTGATAGTCCTTTTCCGAACGATGAGGTTAATCACACATCGGCCGAGTATTTTCTCCATGTCACCCAACTGTTGTGAATATTCGTCGGTAAGGTAATGGATATTCATAACACCGCCAAAGCAAAGTTTCTTGCTTCTTTCATTAGCCTAGGCAAGTGTTTGCCATAGGTCAAATCAAATGCAACTGATTGTTGTTTAATGAAAAGGCCCGCCGAGGCGGGCCAGAGAAGCCATTCCGGTGTATCAAGTATTACAAAGGTGGTCACTAGGGATTGCAACCCTGAATGACAATTTCAGGTTAGGATTATTCTGAATGGTGAGCAAGTTATAATGAGGTCTGCTCGGTCAGTTTGGGATAAACCTCATAAAAAAATCCCGCACGACGGCGGGAAATGTGATGATAGCTACATTGAGTTTTCTAGTTATGACGATAAGAGGCTGTCTGTCGTCGATTGGAGACAGTATCGTACATCAACAACTGCGACAAGTAGAAAGACCAACACATAAGAAAAAGCCCGCATCAGTATGATATGCGGGCTTTGTGCTTTGCGGCTTTCCCTGATGTTGCCGCGTCTTGTTCATTGACCATACCCCGTCCGGCTAAATTCCGTCCAATTGATTGTGTAGATCAATGCGGCATTATTGATCGGCGAAAACGATCGTCATTTCCTCAAAATCGCTCCGGCAGGTATCGCCTGTTGTCTGGCTTGTCTTCCATCACCCACCGCGTGCGGCCTGACGTGCCGGGCGGCATCATGCCTGCACCAACCCACCACGGAGCAAGCTATACATGGCTGACTATCATCACGGCGTGCGTGTTGTCGAAATCAACGACGGCACCCGCGTTATTTCTACTGTTTCGACGGCTATCGTCGGCATGGTGTGCACGGCGGAGGATGCCGACGCGGCCACTTTCCCGCTCAACACGCCGGTGCTGATCACCGACGTGCTGGCCGCCTCCGGCAAGGCCGGTAAAAAAGGCACGCTGGCAGCGGCGTTGCTGGCTATCGCTGATCAGTCAAAACCGGTCACGGTGGTTGTGCGCGTAGCCGAAGGAAAAGACGTTAAGGAAACCACCTCAAACATTATCGGCGGCGCTAACGCGGAGGGCCGTTACACCGGTATGAAAGCGCTGTTGTCTGCGCAGGCGGAGTTAGGTGTGAAACCGCGCATCCTCGGCGTGCCGGGCCATGACAATTTGGAAGTGGCGACGGCACTGGCGGGTATTTGCCAGAAACTGCGTGCATTTGGTTATGTCAGCGCCTACGGCTGCAAAACGGTACAGGATGCGATGAAGTACCGCGCCAATTTCAGCCAGCGCGAGCTGATGCTGGTCTGGCCGGATTTTGTGAGCTGGAACACCACCACCAACAAAAGCGATATTGCCTATGCCACCGCCCGTGCGCTGGGACTGCGTGCCAAAATCGACACGGAAACCGGTTGGCACAAAACCCTGTCTAACGTCGGTGTGAATGGTGTTACCGGCATCACCGCCAGCGTGTTCTGGGACTTACAAGCGCCGGGTACGGATGCCGACTTGTTAAACCAAGCGTGCGTCACGACGCTGATCCGCAAAGACGGTTTTAAATTCTGGGGTTCGCGCACCTGTGCTGACGATCCGCTTTTCCAGTTCGAAAACTACACCCGCACCGCGCAGGTGTTGGCTGACACCATGGCCGAAGCGCACATGTGGGCGATTGACCGGCCAGTCACGCCGACGCTTGTCCGCGACATGATTGATGGCATCAAAGCCAAATTCCGCGAAATGAAAACCGCCGGGCTGATTATCGACGGCGATTGCTGGTATGACGCCAGCGCCAACGACAAAGAAACCCTGAAAGCGGGCAAGCTGTTTATTGATTACGACTACACGCCGGTGCCGCCGCTGGAAGATTTAACCCTGCGTCAGCGTATCACTGACCGCTATCTGGCGACGTTCGCCGCGTCCGTGAACCGCTAAGGAAAGGATGAGTTATGGCTCTGCCTAAAAAACTGAAATACCTGAACCTGTTTAACGACGGCTTCAACTACATGGGGATCGTGTCCTCGCTGACGCTGCCGAAGCTCACCCGCAAGCTGGAGAAATACCGGGGCGGCGGTATGAACGGTGCAGCCTCCATTGATATGGGGCTGGATGATGACGCGCTGGCCGTTGAATGGTCGATGGGGGGCATTGATGAGCTGGTGCTTAAGCAGTGGGGCGCAGTCGATGCCGTGCCGCTGCGTTTTGCCGGTTCTTTCCAGCGTGATGACACCGGCGAGGTGTCCGCCGTGGAAGTGGTCATGCGTGGTCGCCATAAAGAAATCGACTTTGGCGAATACAAGCAGGGGGAGGACACCGAAACCAAGGTGACCACTGAATGCACCTATTTCAAGCTGACCGTGGACGGCAAAGAGCTGATCGAAGTCGACACCGTGAACATGGTCGAAAAGGTCAACGGCGTTGACCGTCTGGCCGAGCACCGTAAGGCCATCGGCCTGTAATTTTTACGCCAGCCCGCCGGGCTGGCCGTTCCCCTTACTGAACAGAGAAAACAAAGATGAACGAACCTAAAGAAAACGTGATCACCCTCGACACCCCGATTAAACGCGGTGAAACCACCATTACCGACGTGCAGGTAATTAAACCTACGGCAGGCGCACTGCGCGGCGTCGGTCTGGCAGCGGTAGCGAATGCCGATGTTGACGCTCTGCTGGTGATACTGCCGCGTGTCACGTTCCCGAGCCTGACCAAAGAAGAATGCGCCCGCCTTGAGTTGCCGGACTTGGTGGCACTGGCCGGGCAGGTTGTCGGTTTTTTGTCGCCGAAGTTGGCGGAGTAGAGATAGACGCCCGGCTGGGCGTTGATGACCTGATGGCGGATATCGCAGTGATATTCCACTGGCCGCCATCAGAAATGGTCGGTATGACGCTCACGGAGCTGTTGAACTGGCGCCATAAAGCATTGCAACGCAGCGGAGTGAATCACGATGAGTAAAAGCCTGCAGCTTCAGGTCTTGCTGAAAGCCGTAGACCAAGCCACCCGCCCGCTAAAGAGTATCCAACAGGCAAGCAAAACGCTTGCCGGTGATATCAAAACCACGCAGCAAACCCTTAAAGCACTGGACGCACAGGCCGCCCGGATTGATGGCTTTCGTAAGCAACAGGGGCAGCTCGCTGTCACCGGGCAGGCGCTGAAAAAGGCCAAAGCAGAAGCGGCCGCGCTGGCCGTTCAATTCAAGGCGACCGAAAAACCCACGGCACAACAGGCACGGCTGTTGGCGGCATCTAAGCGGGCCGCGACGGAACTGCAGACGAAATACAATGGCTTGCGGGAGTCCGTGCAGCGCCAGCGAAACGCGCTTAATGCAGACGGTATCGCCACCAAAAACCTGAGCAGCGAGCAACGCCGGTTAAAAGCCAGTGCCAGCGCAGTCACTGGCGAACTCAACCGCCAGCGGGCCGGACTGGAGCGCCTGAGCAAAAAACAAGAGCAGGTTAACCGCGTCAGTGCACGTTACCGTGCCGGGCAGTCGGCAACTGCAACGGTTCGCAATACCAGTGCTGCAGGATTGGGCGTGGCTACCGCCGGACTGGTTGCCGAGGGCGCATTTATTGCGCCGGGTGTGCAGTTCGATAAGCAGATGTCAGACACGCAGGCCACATTAGGGCTGGCGAAAAACGATAAGCAACTGGCAGCCATTCGCCAACAGGCGCGGGATATCGGGGCCACTACGGCATTCTCCCCGACGGACGTCGCCCGCACGCAATCGGTTTTAGCGAAATCCGGCTTTAACGGTGATGCCATTCTGAAATCGACGGAATCCACCGTAAATCTGGCGTTGGCCTCCGATCTGGATATTGCCGACGCGGCGGACATCATCACCAACATGCAATCGGCGTTTAACATGCCGATAGACGAGATCCAGCGCGTTGCGGATGTGATGACCAAAGGCTTTACCAGCTCAAACAGCAACCTGATGGATTTTGGCGAGGCGATGAAGTACGTCGCGCCAATTGCGGAGGCGGCCGGGGCCAGCATTGAGGACACCACGGCATTACTGGGGGTGTTGGCCGATAACGGCATTAAAGGCAGCATGGCCGGGACGGCGGCGAGTGCCATGTTTACCCGCCTGCAAGCACCGGTTGGACAAGCGGGGGATGCCCTGTCAGAACTGGGAGTAAAAACCAAAGACGGCAAAGGCAACATGCTGCCGATCGAAGGCATCCTAAAGAAAATCAACGGCTCGTTCAAAAAGAATAAGCTCGGCACCGCGCAGCAGGCTGAATACCTGAAAGTGATTTTCGGTGAAGAGGCGATGAAAGGTGCTATCAAGCTGATCGCTGCCGCCGGTAACGGTAAGTTGTCTGCGAAAAAACAGACGGTGACAAACTCCCAGGGGGCGACAGAACACATCGCCAATGTGAAGGTAGACAACCTCGACGGCGATTTAAAGAACCTGTTTTCCGCGTGGGAAGATGTACGCATTGAGGTATTCGACGGCCAAAACTCTGCGCTGCGTAAGTTGACCGTCTCCGCCACTGAATGGCTGACAAAGGTCGGCGCATGGGTCAAAGCTAACCCTGAGTGGGTCGGTACGTTGACGAAGGTCACAGCAGGCGTGACGGCTCTGATCGGCGGACTTGCTGCGCTGGGCCTTATCGCATGGCCGGTGATGGCCGGGGTCAATATGTTGATTGCCGGGGCTGGGTTGCTGGGGACGGTATTCACCACGGTAGGCGCAGGTATTGCTGCCGCATTTACCGCCATTTCATGGCCTGTATTAGCCCTGATTGCTGTCGTTGCTGCCGGTGCTTTGCTGATCCGCAAATATTGGGAGCCTATCAGCGCCTTTATCGGTGGCGTAGCCGAAGGGTTTAAAGCGGCTCTGGCTCCGATTACCGCCGCCTTTGAACCGATGAAACCCGTGTTTGACTGGTTTAGCGAGAAGATTAAAGCGGTTTATAACTGGTTTATGGATTTGTTGGCACCAGTGAAATCGACGCAGGTCGAACTACAGAATGCGGCCGAAGTCGGTAAGAAATTTGGGGAAGCTATAGGAAACGCGCTGAACTGGCCTATGCAGGTGCTCGATAAGCTTGGCGGGAAAGTCGGTTGGTTAGCGAAAAAGCTCGGGTTTATGAAGGATGAAACCGCAGAGTTAGACAAAGAGGCGGTAAAAAACAACCCTTACGCAACGGGGGCCGGTGGTCGGGGGTATTCACCCAGCGGCGGGCTAGTAAATACCGGTGTATCGCCGGTGATTAAGGCAGCTCCGCCCGTAGGTCGGCCGGACATACTGCCAGCCCCTGTGGTGAATGCTTCACCTGCCGCTGTCGCCCTTGCACCGCCGATGATGCTACCTGCTACCGAAGTCAATGCAGGCCGTGCGCCCCCGGTAGCCCCATTGGCACCCCAGCGCTATGCGCCGGTAATGCGAGGGGCATCATCGGCCTATACCGATAACAGTGTGACGCATAACAAGTTTGACGTGGTGATCCCCGCAGGGATGAGCAGGGAAGAAACGTTGCAACTACTGAATGAAGCGCAGGCACGCCAAGAACGTGAGCGACGTGCGCGCGCCCGTAGTTCTATGACCAATTAGGCGCAAATTATTATGATGCTGACGTTAGGATTGTTTGTTTTTATGCTGCAAACGTTGCCGTATCAGTCGCTGAACCGCACAGCGGATTACCGCTGGCCGAGCAATGCGCGTGTGGGCCTGCGTCCGGCGGCCCAATTTTTGGGGCTGGATGATGAAAAAATTACCTTGTCCGGCGTGCTACTGCCGGAAATTACCGGCGGCCGGTGGTCGCTGTTGACGCTGCAACTGATGGCGGAACAGGGGCGGGCATGGCCGCTGATTGAGGGCAGCGGGACGATTTACGGCATGTTTGTGATTGAGTCGATATCGGAAAGCCATTCGGATTTTTTCGCCGATGGTAGCCCACGCCGCACAGAATTTACCCTCAATTTAAAGCGGGTTGATGAGTCCTTGTCTGCCATGTTCGGCGATCTGCGCCAGCAGGCCGGTGAGCTGTACGGCAAAGCGGACGATATGGCAGGGCAGGCCGCCGGGGCAATGGGGGGGATTTTATCATGATCACTGGCGTCGCCATGCCTGCCGGGGCGCTGATTGCCCCGGATTTCTCTTTGTCGCTACAGGAAAAAGACATCACACAAAATATCCGCAAGCGCCTGATTTCCCTGTCGCTGACGGATAACCGGGGCTTTGAGGCCGATCAGCTTGATATTGAGCTGGACGACAGCGACGGCCTGATGGTGATGCCGCAGCGCAATGCGGTGCTTGCGTTGTCGCTCGGCTGGGAGGGAGCCGCACTGACGCCGAAAGGGTTATTTACTGTTGATGAGGTTGAACACCGGGGCTCGCCGGATACGCTGACTATTCGCGCCCGGAGTGCGGATTTTCGTGGTTCGCTGAATACCCGCCGCGATGAGTCCTACCATGACACCACGCTGAGCCATATCGTGCAGAAGGTGGCGGCCCGCAATAAGCTTAAGGCCACCATTGCCGCCGGTCTGGGGGGCATCAAGGTGAGCCATATCGACCAGACTCAAGAGACAGACGCGGCCTTTCTTACCCGTCTAGCGTCGCTCAATGGTGCGGTGGCTGTGGTGAAGAACGGCAGTCTGCTGTTTATGCGGCCGGGCAACGGCACTACTGTGAGCGGCAAGCCGCTGCCAGTGTTTACCCTTACCCGACAGGATGGCGATCAGCACAGTTTCAGTATTGCCGATCGGGACGCCTACACAGGAGTGACGGCGAGCTGGCTTAATACCAAGCAGCCAAAACCGCAGAAAGTGAAGTTGCAGCGCAAACCGAAAGAACAGCATTTACGGGCGCTACAGCATCCCAACGCCAAGCCGGCCGCCAGTAAAAAACCGGGTAAACCGGTGGAGGAAAAGAAAGGGGAATATCTGGTGGGGGCCGAGGATAACGTGTTTGTGATCCCCAAAGTCTACGCGAACAAGGCCGCCGCCATGCGGGCCGCGCAAGCTAAATGGGAAAAGCTGCAGCGCGGCGCGGCTGAGTTCTCACTGTCGCTCGCCATGGGGCGTGCCAACATCACCCCGGAAACGCCAGTACGCGTCAGCGGGTTTAAAGCGGTGATCGATGCGCAAGACTGGATAGTGAGTAAAGTCACGCACAGCCTGAGCAATAGCGGCTTTACTACGGCGCTAGAGTTTGAGGTTTTGCTTTCTGATGTGACTTATGAAGTTTCATAAAGTGAATTGTAAATTCACTTAAAGTTTATTTTGTTTCAGATCGTGAGAGGTATTATCGGCGACAACAGAGTTAGTGACGAGGAATTAATCATGTTTCATTGCCCGTTATGCAAAACGGCGGCACATGCCCGTACCAGTCGTTACCTGAGTCAGCATACAAAAGAACGTTACCACCAGTGCCAAAATATCAACTGCGGACACACGTTTAAAACGATGGAGAGTTATGACAGCGCGATTATGACTCCCGGGCAGGTAACGGCAGTGCCACCACATCCTATTGGCGTCAGTATTACAGGGCAACAACAGGTTATGTGGATGTAATCAGTCATAGAAGAATAACCCGCGAAGTGCGGGTTTTTTTATGTCTAAAAAAAGTGGCGGTACAAATCCATCGCCATTTTATCGCCATCGACAATCAGGGTAATAAAAAAGCCACTCGCGTGAGTGGCTTAATTATATGATTTTAAAGCTAAAATTTGGTGGCCCCTACTGGACTTGAACCAGTGACCAAGCGATTATGAGTCGCGTGCTCTAACCAACTGAGCTAAGGGGCCAAGCGGCGAGATTATAC